GCTGAGATGGCGTCGAACCCACAACCTTCTAATGCCCGCGTTTCGAGGGGGATCCTCGGAACGATTGTCTTCTTCCTCGAGCTATTAGGTGACCCGACCATGACATCCCTCATGCATGGCGTGCCCCTTACCACCGAAAGCCCGGTTCATGTGCCTGCATTAGCACATGAGAAGACTTCCACCCCGCCCATCGCTCCAACAACTCTTGCGCCAGAACCCTGCACCAACCCCTTCGGATGCTTCTGCGCATCTAAGGGTGGGCCCACATCGTGTAAGATTCTCTCCGATTTCATCTCTCTTCAGGTTCCCGTTGGCACAACTCTTCCTCGGTCGTTTTTTTCCGGGTCTCCCCAGGAGCATGCTCTCCTGAACAGGCACCTGGTAGACTACTTCAACGGCCGCTCTAGAGCCCAAGAATCTACTCCTTACGCCATTCCTCCTAGCCAACGACACCTTCTTGCTCCACTGGGCATGGAACAGCCGCAACCAGACGCCCCTGAAGCACCTCATGCCCTCCACAAATCAATCGAAGAGTTCCAACTCCGCCGCCTTAGAAACTACTTAACGCCCCATCAGTACGGCATCATTTCCGTCAAGTCCAGCAAGCTTTCGTTGTTACCTCCGGCCGGCAGCGTTCAGAACCCAGTTTATGAGGCCAAAGACGCATCTAGGTATCCTGGCACAGCAGTCGCTCACGCATCTCTTTCTGACTACCCCACCATGTTAATGCATGACGTTGCTTCCGTTGTAACCCCCCATGAGCTAGTTGAGCGATTGAGCTCCGACAACCCCGAAGGCCACTTGTTCGTTACCGGGATGAATCCCGTCGAAGTGTTAGACCGTGCCGCAACTTTCGAGCCTGCCAGTCACATGATTGATTATGACCTTGGAAACTTCAATTTTATCTTCACAGAATCTGAGTCAGAGTCTTATTCGACTCCGATTGCCGTTACTGAATCCTGGTTGAGAACCTCCAGTGTGTGCGCCTCAAATGGCCGCGTATACCATGTGGTGCTCCTAGAATACAAACTCGGGCATTGTTTATGGCACATCTTCTGTGGAGACGCAACTGAGCAGGATACTCGCACCTTTTCCACGGGCTCATTCATTCAGCTTCCTGCCAGCATCACGGGAACACTGTCCGGAGAGTACCTTCCGGCCAAAGTGCTTACTGGCATCCTTGACTTTGTTAACCGCACCCCCGACTTGTCCGGACGAAATTTGGCTGCCAAAGTCACTCAGCTGGCAAATGGCATAAATCCGCGAACCACCGCCAGGGAGCGTTGGATAGCTGTACACATTGCACAACAGCTCTCGCCAACCAAAACTTGGGCCTGGTGGGCCAAGCACATTCTTTGGAGCACTCTTTACGCTCTCTCTTTTCAATGGCAGATGCTAAAACCACAGCCTGACATCTACGGATACATTGATGAGAGGAAACGATACCGAGTCATCCACCCCACCCCAGGTGGCGGTTGGTCCAAGTCAGTGGCTCCCACTTACGTCAAACGATCAATTCCCAACAGCCCAAGTGCACTTCAGCGACTCTCTGCATTTACCGGTTCCGTTTTCACCTTCCTGGTGCCAAAGATCGTCATCGGTGAAGTCATAAGTCAAGTGTTCTTAAAACTGCCGCTGTACTCCGTGTTCAAACACCTCATTCAATGGGCAGATGTCAAACCTCTCAGGCTTGTACTTACAGCCGCGATTATTTGCGTTACCGCCGTTTTGCCTGGCCACCTAGTGAAAATTTTCTCTAGGTTGGCCGGCCATTTCTGGCGACAGCTTTGGTTCCCAGGCTGGGTTCACGGCCTGTTTGAGCGCATCATCACGGAAATCACAGGGGCTCCTGGCCACACCTTACTTGCATTACTGCCAGGTAGGGGTTGGTCCTGGCAACTCTATATTTGGATGCTGGGTGCACACACGGTCTTGCCTGGTCTGATACCTCCGATCGCAATTCCGTGGATAGCATGGCACACCGGCTGGTTTCTCTGGACAATTCTTGCACTTTCTGCCGTTGCCTTCGAAAACCTTCTGGTCTATTCTCATGACTGGACTGAGGCACCTGACGTGGTTTTCCCTCGCTACCATTGTTCCTTGATAACAGGCTACATTGGTGACATTGAGCAGTCCTCAATGGCTGACTACGGCTGGGCCCTGGCATTTTGGAACGATGTTAACTCTTGTTCTTGGCTACTCTACAGCGGCATTCTACGCGCTTTGTCAGTTGCCTTTGGCCTCATGACTATTCACCAGCGCAATACCGGCAACTGCTTGAGACTTCCGATGCTACCAGCCATTCCAAGAGCCACAGTCACCAGTCCAGTCCGGCGAAACGTTGACATTCCGATGCCGCCCGTGCAAATACAGCCTTCCAACATCCCTGGGGCACCACCCGGTGTGGCACTTGCAGTTGACCCGGCAGGCTTGTTATTCCGAGACTGGCTCGCCATGGTTGAACGTGCTTACCAAGCCAACCCGCGGGCGTACCCACAGCTCACTCCGGGCCAGGCTTGTTTTTGGGATTGCGTGGCCCACTACGGCGGCACCGCACACATGTGGTATTCCTGGTACATGGCGTTCATGTCTAAAACACCTGACCCAACAAACCCAGTGGTAGGCAATGTCACTGTGCCGGAAATGCAGGTCTTCTGTGCTGCATCAAAGTTTGGGCTCAATCTCGTAGGAAAGCTAGAACAGCTTCCGCATCCTTCAGGCAATGATTGGCCAACCATGCATTTGAGGATAGAGCGGTCTCTTGTCGGCTGGGGCTACCATGTGACCATTGCTTCCCCCGATGTGAGCACACTTCCCGTGAGCGCGTTCGCACGCATTCTGAAGACCATAAGAATTGACCATCCTCAATGGGAGGCGCAATTCGTCCGGGAATTTAATGCCTCCCCCGCCGATGCACTACCCACCCCTACTGCCGACGCGCTTGCCATTGCCGGCATCCACCAATTGCCCCAGACTCGAACTCAACTTACTGACGCCATCATCGCTTCATATGCAGCCAATCCCATCTCAATGGTTCGCCAGGAAGGATTCGCTTATGACACTGTCAATGGTTATGCTGCCCCGTACAACCATTTGTACCATTACGGGCTTCCTTTCGGCAACGCACCAGTTGCATACACTCCTCCTGCCACCATGTGGATGAAATTTCGCAGCGTACAGCGCAAATTGCGACTTCTCGTTCCGAGGTCGTATGCTCACCCACTAGCCGAACCAGACGCAAAGGTGGGCGCTACTTCCGGCCAAACGAGAGACAACCAAGCGCGCAATAACCAACGCCCCAACGTGTCAATGTGGTCCACCCTGCAGTCTGAATTACGCGCTCAAACAACAGATTACGACGGTTACTCGCTGCCAGCTGTTCAACTATCCGAGGAGACATTGAGCTACACTGCGGACGTCGCGAGGGCCTCACGCCTTTCAGCCGACATCCGGGCTCATCCATCCGTGCTCGAGACCCGGGCGGACCCTTCTGTCATTCAATCTCTTGACGCAATAGTCGACTTGGCACGAATCGAACGGAAGACCGTGACTGTGCCCGTTCGCGCCTACTTGGGCGTCTGGGGCTCGGGTAAGACAACTGCCACCCTCGCCTACCTAAAGAGCCTAACTCCACAGCAGCGCTCTTTGGTCAGGATTGTCTCTCACAACGAGTCCTTGCGTGCGCAGGCCAAAGCAAAGTTGGACTTCCCTGAACTGAGGGGTTACAATTTCCCAACTCTCGCGAGCATCATCACCGAGCCATCCGCCGGCCCTATCGTTTTCGACGACGCAGGCAAGTTTTGGGGCGGGATTCTCGACCTAGTGATTTTGACAAACCCAATGGTCAGTGAGATAGTGATTAACGGTGACCCCGCACAAGGCCAGTCCAAATTCCCCTTCAGGGGAAGCCAGAGTGAGAATGACCCCACAGCCATTGCTTGCATTGCCGCGATAGCCACTAGGTACGCAACTGTCACGCACAGAGGTTTCAGATTGCTCGCTGACACCCTCGGGGTGCACACCACGAATCCGATTGACGGGCACATTACTCACAGTGTTGGGCCTAAGCACGATTTGCCTGTGTGCACAGCTTCGCCTCGCTATGTTGGCGTCCTGGCGGGCGCAGGTCGTGAGGCTTACACCTACGAATCTGTTCAGGGAGAGGATTTCAAGCAAGACATGGAGATTGACATGACTGGTCTGGAAGGGGCAGTGCTCGACAGGACTGCATATGTGGCCCTAACTCGAAGTTCCACAGGTGTGTACCTGCACATGGATGCAGCCAATCCCACGACCAACATTCGAGCACCACCAACCGGAAGTGACCTGATGAATGCACTTGTGTATGCCATGCGTGCCTCAAACACTCCTTCCTTGCCTGCGCCAGACGGCTTGATCAAGGCCACGTTTTACAGACACTTGCATTGGTCAATGCCCCTCTTGCCGTGGTTTGCCTCTGTTGGTTCAGAGGTGCCAGCCGAACTCTTCCAGAACATTATCCCTAAGAGCAATGTTCATGTGGTGGAGGACCATTCCGTCATAGAAGGCAACGTTTCGGAAGAAGTGCCGTCCTCTTCAGGGGCGTTCGACACAATTGGTAACGAAGTGCACCCGTTTGCTAAGGAACATCGTGAACTGGGCACCACACGAGGCATGACGGACCAATTCAAGGAGGTAGCATTCGTCAATCCCCACGTGCACAAGCGGTCAGACACTCCAACGTACTTCTTATCTGTGGAGAAACGCTTGAAGACGGCAGGGAAAACTGAGAACATACGACGAATGGAGTCCTGCCCACGCAAAGACATGTGTGACGAGTACGATCGACTCGTGCCCAACCCTCCAATTTGGACCGTCGAAAAGTTTGAAGGTTACATCGACCGCGCTGTGGACGAGTATTGTTCGAAGCGCACTTTAGGAGCCGTCTTGAACAAGCTGAACTCACACGACCCAGATAGGCGTGGGCGCGACATCAAGATATCCCTCAAAAATCAAGTGATTAAGAAGGATGAGAAGCGCGACAAACTTTCTGCCATACCCGGCCAGCTCATTCATGAGTATGACGTGCTTTGCACCCTTGGTGACGCACCCTTCGCCCTCTTTTTGGAAGACGAGATAATTTCGGCATTTCCTAAGAACTTCTTGTTTTATCGCAGAATGGGGCCGGACGAATTCAAAGCGGCGTACCAAAGGTCCTGGCGCGTCGGCAATGGCGTCCACACCTCGGATGTCACTCGATGGGATGTGGGATGTGATGCTGGCGTGCTCAACTTCGACGTTCACGTCATGCGAAGGTCAAAATTTCCTGAAGCGTACATTGAGGAGTACATGGAAAGGAGATTAACGTCCAGGAGCCAGCACGGGCCTATGGCAACCATGCAGAATTCTGGTGACCGGTACACTTGGGCCCTCAATTCTCTCCGTCGTGCCACGTTAGCCTCTCTTGTTTGTCAGGTCACTCCTGCCGACACCGTCGCCATCAATGGCGATGATGAGGCAATTGACCGCATGGTCGACGCGCTCCCATTCAAGGATTCGCCATGGGAATTCAAAGACCAAAATGGCATGACTGGTGAATTTAGCGGTTTCGAGCTAGGTGGTCCAACACCTCTTTATTCTGCGCGAGGCATAGCCTATCGAACCCTGATCCTCATGAGCCGCGACCCTTCCGCCCAAGACAAGTGGGTTAACTACCTCGACTTGTTATCACACTGCGATCTGGATTCTCCAGAAGCAGTAGATGTTGCCAACTCCGCCCGTCAACACATGCACCTGGAACTTTTCCAGGAGTATCTGCCATCTCCGCTCCGCCCTCTGTTTCCAGAGGTTTTTACGTGAGGTCTTGTTCTCTTTCCTTTTCTTTTCTTACCCTATCTAACCGCCTTTACTTTTCTTCTTCTTCTTCGACCTCACACTTTTCCTCGATGTCCTCGGCATGACTTAAAACTGCCAGTACGCCATCTCCGGAGCGATCCGCCCGTAAGGGCGTCTGTGCGTGAATTCCCCCCTAAGATGGCAATTAGGCAATCACGCGCGTGTCACAGTGGGAGCATCCGATCCCTTCCCCATACTGTGGCTGTCTGAGCCGATCATACACCAATGAGGTGTGAGTAGGCATGTTTACTCACTGGTACGTGACCCGACACATCACGCCCACACCACCAACTACGCCGGTGGAACTGCAGAGACTGCACGCTCAGCGGGCATTGCCTGGCACATTCTTTCATGCCTGGATTCCCCGATGTCTGAAAGGAACAGTCCACTGCCTCTTGGGGCAAAACCCACTCGCAATAGAGGTTGTGCTCATCCATGCAATATAGTCTACCAAATTGGTTTAGCAAACCGTTTACTCTTTGCTTCATTTTGAC